ACAAGGGTGTGCGTGGTCGCCGCATAGGTGTTGATGGTCCGGACCTTGTTCGACTTCGCATCGTCCAGCGCGTCGAATATTTCGGCGTGCACCATCGTTTGTTACGGCGCTCGCTATCCGCAGGCCCAGCCGCTTGATTCGACCGGCTGATAACGTCCAGACCAATGCGGGCGGCTCGGGTAATTCTGAGCCGCCCGCTAAGCATGGAGTCGAGATCGAATGTCTTTTGCAACAATGACATCAAGGTGGCAGGACGGCGCGCTGCACTATTACGACCCGGCAGGCAACCTCGTCAACATTGTCGGTCCAAACGGCTTTTTTACCCATTTTGTCGGCGGCTATGCGCCGCTGAACTTCACGGGCGAAAACAGCGGAACGGCAACGGGCGGCGACGAGGCCGGTGGCTCGCTGCTGCTGACCACGGGGGCCACGTCGGAAAACACCAATTTTCTGGCGTCCAACCTGTGCTTTACCTGCACCAAGGGACTGGTTGCAGTGGCGAGGTTGAAATTCGCCAGCGCGGCCAACGTGGCGTGGAATATGGTGTTTACTGACGCCACGAGCGAAAGCGCGCTGCTTCCGCTGAACTACGCCACCACGACCCTGACGAACACCGCAACCAATGCAGCGGGCATTTTCTTTGACACGGACGGCACGACAGACAACATTTACGCTGCTGCATCGGACAACACGGTCGACAGCTCGCTGATTACCGTCTGTGCTGCGGCCTCGGTTGACGCCAACTACCACACCTACAAGATCAAGTTTGACGCCTCGGGCTACATGAGTGTGTGGTATGACAACGTGCTGGTTGGCACGGCGGATTCGCCGGCCGATCTGACCGAGGTTTACTGCGCGATGATTGCGGTTTCGACCAGGACCGGCTCAGCCAAGACGCTCGAGATTGACTACTTCGGCGCTTGGCAGGCCACGCTGTAACGGAGGTGCTTCCGTGCGATTCGCAATCGGAATGACGCTGGCCGTTGTGGCGATGGCTGTAATTGGAGTTGCCGCAACGACGCGGACGCAGGTGTACCCGACAACGCAGGCGCTGTACTCCTTCGACGCCATTACGGTAGACAGCAACGGCTACACTGACGTAACCGACGAGATCCCCGTGTTCACGATGGGGCCCAAGGTCGGTTTACGGGTGTGCGATGTTGGAACCAACGCGCTTGGCGTCGATGGGTTTCAAATCCTGATCAAGATGGACCCGGATCAAGAAGACTGGGATACCTGGCTATCCGGGACTGACTTTGACACAGCCACGACGATCTTGCGGTCAGTTTCGACAACGGGCCCGCATGAAATCGGCTCGAACGGCTGCGCGTGGGCGATTATCGATGCGGCCGGCGTTTGGTCCATCAAGGCACAGGCGTCCGCCAACACCGATCCGACTACCGTAACCGTTCGAGCTACTGTAGGGGGTGGCGTCCGGTGAGCCTGGTTCGCACAGTAGCGCCGACGGCTTACCCCATCGATGTGGGCGACCTGCGAACGCACTCGCGGCTCACAACGGTTGGTGATGATGCCTATTTGCTCGAGCTGATCGAGGCGGCAACCGAGTTTATTGAAGGCTACCTCGACCGCGCTTTGATTCATTCGACGTGGGTCTTGCGTCTGCCTTCGTTCGTTGACCCGATTTATCTTCCGCGATCTCCGGTCAGCAGCGTAACCAGTGTCCAGTATGTTGACACGGCGGGCACGACGCAGACGCTGGATACTGCAGTGTACGAGGCCGACACGTATGCCGACCCCGGTCAAATTCGGCGGAAGTACGAGCAGGTGTGGCCGCAGGTTCGGGAGCAAGAAAACGCGGTCATTGTGACCTACGTCGCCGGCTACGGCGCGACCAAGGCGTCAGTGCCCCCGGACCTGCGGCAAGCCGTTCGGGTGATTGCTGCATACATGAACGAGCACCGCGAGCACGTTATCACCGGAACGACTGCAGAAGAGCTTCCGACGCACGTGATGACGTGGCTGGGGCAGTGGCGACACGTGGGGTTTGCCTGATGGCGATGCGAGCCGGGCAGCTTAGACATCAGGTTGTGTTGCAGCGCAGGACCGTAACGAGGTCTGCGGGCCACGCGGCGATGGCGGAGACCTGGACCAACTGGCAAACGGTGTGGGCCAAAATTGAGCCGCTGTCGGGGCGGGAGCTGCTGCAGGCTCAGCAAACGCAGGCCGAAACGACGCACGAAATAGTGATTCGCTACGTGAGCGAACTGACCCCGCGTGACCGGGTTCGATTCGGAACGCGGGTGTTTGAAATACTCAGCATCATCAATCGCGATGAGCGCAACGAAATGCTGACGCTGCAGTGTGTCGAAAGGCAGGGCGCAGATGGCATCTAACAGCGGATTGCTGAAGCGCGGGATTTATGATCACCTCGCGGCCGATTCCGCCGTTAGCGCGCTGGTTGGAGATCGCATTTACACGACGTATACGCCGCAGCTCGACACGATGCCGTTTGTAGTCTTTCGCCGCACCGCAGCCATTCGTGGCCAAACGAACGACGGGCTCGATGGATATGTTGAGGCAACCTTTGATCTGGACTGCTGGGCAGAAACCGAGGCCGAGGCTGACGCACTTGGTGACGCCGTTCGCGAGGCCATTTGTGGACAGGGCTTTCGGGCCCAGTTTGGCAGCTTCAATATCCAGCACTGCAAGCACGTGACGGAGCGCGACGAAGCGGAATACGGTGACGGCAAAGAGCAGCCGCTGTTTGGACACATACTAACGGTCAACATCGCTTACCAGGAAGATCAGTCCGGGTAGCGGGAGGATATGATCATGAGCACCGGCGCACGATCCGGGTTCGGCGCGACCCTCACATACGACAGCAGCGGGCCGGATGGCAACAGCTTTGGCGGAGCGGTAGTGCAGGTGATTAGCCTGAACGCCTCGCCTATCGAAGACGAGGTATACGAATCCACAAACATGGAAAGCCCCGCGGGCACGAACGGCCTTGGAATGCGCGAGTATGTCCCGGGCCTTGGCAGCGATGGGCAGGTGTCCGGAGAAATCAACCTGCTGTCTGACACGCTGACTACGCTTCGCGGACTGCGTCAAAAGCTTATCACCTGGAAAATTACGTTTCCGTTCACGTCGGTCAAATCGTACGTGTTCAACGGAATTCTGACGACGCTGGGAACTCCGGTAGCACACAACGGCAAGATGACGGCGAGCTTCACCATTCAGGTGAGCGGGCTGCCGACTTACACATAAGGAGATGAATCATGGCTGAAGCAGTTTCCGCCACAGTAACCGCAACCCTGAAGGGCACGCACACGCTTCCGCTTTCGCTGGACTGCGTGTCGGACAGCCTCAATGCAACCGTGGAGCTGAACGGCGGCGCTTCTGGTGGTTCGGACTACGACATCACCGCGACGCTTAACGCATCGTCGGCCGCACCGGTCACGAAGATTTACAGCGACGAAATTACGCTGACGGCGGGTGCCGCAACGATTGACCTCACGAGCCTGACCGGGTTTGCCGGAACTTCGGCGACGTGGGCCGGCCTGAAGGTGCAGGCCATTCTGATTAGCACGAACAAAAACAACACGGACGCCGTGACGTTTGCCGAAGGTGGAACAAACGGATACGCAGCGCTTGGCAGCGGGTGGACGATCACACTTGGCGCTTCTGGCAAGTCGGCGACGGCGCTTTTCTACCTCAACGAGGGCGCTCCAGATGTCGGGGCTTCGGACAAAACAATCGATGTCACGAGCAGCGATACGGACGCCAAGTTCCGCATTGTGATGGTGGCAGGATGAGCCTGAGAGAAGCGGTATTGAACTGTGCTGACGCTCGGCGCGAATGTGTCGCGTTGCCGCAGTTTGGCGGCGAACAGGTCTGGTTCCGAGCGCTGTCTGGCGTAGAAATGGACGCGGCGCACGAGCGAGCCGAAAGATCCAGCGTTCACGTTGGCTTCGTCGTGGTCGTGATGTCGGCCGAGGATGAAGCCGGAGCGCGAGTGTTTAAGGATGGCGACGAACTGGCGCTAGCTAACAAGCCGTTTGCGATAACCGCCGAGCTTCGCCGCGCGGCACTACAGGCCAACGGCTACGGCGCTGTGGCCACGGAGAACGCGGAAAAAAACTGACACGCGACCCGTGGGCGTCTTGGTGGTTCAGGCTCGCGGGTCACCTCGGCATGACGGTTGCCGAGTGCAAGCGCCGGGTGAGTTGGCGGGAGTTTTCCGAGTGGCGAGCGTACTACCGTCGCGATCCGTGGGACGGCTACCGCATCGACGCCAACGCCGCCCACATCGTCGCGACCCTCGTAGGGCTACTGGGCAAACGCAGCGTGTCGATTCGCGATGCGCTGCTTGAGTTTGGCCCGGTCCGCGAGCAAACGCCGGAAGAAATGGAGCGCGAGCTTCGGCTTGCCTTGGGCCTATGAGTGCGATCACGCGCAAAGACGGCTCGCGACGCAACAGCCTCACGGTTCAGCTCGAGCTGCCGGCCGAAGCGGTGGAGTCGTTCGCCCGCGCGATCGGCGACCTTCCGGAGGGCATCCAGGGCAAGTTTGTACGCAAGGCAGTCAATCGGCTCGGAACGGTCATGCGCGCGGCCATGCGAGACGGGGCAAAGACATACACGCGATCTGGTGCCTTGGCCCGCTCGATGGTCAAAAAGTCGATCTACTACCCCACGGGAGTGGTTTTGATTTTGGCGGGTCCGTCGCGGAGGTTCCGGTCGCTGTACCGCAACCAGCGCGTGGTGCCGTGGCGATACGCCCACCTCCCTGAGTTTGGAACACAGTCGCGGTATCACAAAAAAGGCCGCAAGGTGATTTACGTTCCGTGGCTGGGGCGGCGGATTCGCGTGCCAGAAATCCAGGGAGTAACGCGATACGTAAGGCAGCACACCGGCAAGGTCGCCGGACCTCGGCGAATCACAATGGCCCTGCGTGCGCGTATACCGCAGGCGGTCGAAAACATGGCCGCCGACGTGGCTAACGAGTTTAAGCGGTGGTGGGCAAGGCAGGCGCCGAACATCACAAAGGCCAAGTATCGCCCGGATTCTGTCCGGATGGTTGGGTCTGAGGCGGTGGACATTTAATGGCTGGCGAGTCAGTAGCCAACTTCTCGGCACGCGCGACCCTAGACAACAAGCAGTTTATCGCTGCGTCGAGGGAAACGAGTTCCCGCGCGCGCCAGCTTGCCCGCGATCTGAAGGAGATGGATCGACAGGCTCGGGCCGATGCAGCAAGCCGAAGCAAAGATGGCGGTGCGGTAGACGATGCGCTGAAATGGGGCAAGGTGGTTTATGGAATCAATGCTGCAACTAAGTCACTGCGCGCCTTTAATGACATGCTGGAGTCATCCGGACACTGGGCCGAAAAACTGCAGGCCGGATTGGAGCAATTGCCAATAGTCGGCGGATTGTCGCGCGAAGGTGGGCGATTAGGAAAAAGGTTATTTGGCCCGTCCGACACAGAGATGCTGGCCGAAGCCGAGCGGCTGGCACAGGAAAACAACCGCAAGCTCCGCCAGCTTGCACAGCAGGAGAAGCAGCAGCAAAAAGAGCGCGAGGCCGCGGCAAAGGATGCGCAAGACAGGCGTCAGCAGGCCATCGACAAAGAGGCGGCCCGCCAAAAATCTGTCGACGCCATCATCCTGGAACAGTACGCGAAAACGCAGGCCGTGTTCCAGACCGAAGAGGAGCGACAGCAGGCCAAGGATCGCGCCGTTCTGCGGGCTGCCGAAGAGGCCGGCGCAACCGAAGAAGAGTGGTTCTACCTGCGCGAACTGCTCAAAACGGAGCGCGAGCGAGAGGCCGTAGTCAAGCGCATTGATGATACCAATGACCACATGGCGGCCGTGACCATAGAACTGCAGGAGGCAGAGCGAAAGCGCCGCGAAGATTTCGACTACATGATCGGCGTCGAGAAGGAGTTGACGGCCGAGAAGAAGAAACAGGCGGACAAGGCACGCGAGCTGGCGGAAGCTGGTCGGCGCTCGGCTGCAGCCATGGAGGCGGGCACGTCGGCGGCCTACTCGGCAATCATCCGCGGCGGATCGCGCGGGGGCATGGGCCAGGGCGTCGAAACGGCACTGCGTCAAATCGCCATGCACACGGCCCGCACGGCGAGAAACACGCACGCGAACCGGATTACTACGGTGGATGCGTTCTGATGCCAGTCAACGCAGAATTTATCGAAGAGCTGATGGAGGCGCGCAGCACCAGCGAAAGCGAGTCTGAGCGTGTTCACACAGGGGCGTATATGGTTCGGCTGTTGGCGGACCCGTCCGTGTACGGGCCCGGCAGCATCAATGCCCGCATAGCCGAGACGGCCTCTGGCCGCAAGGTGCCCACTATTGGCACAACGCACCCCAGCGACGCATTTGCCAGAGTGATTGATTCCCAGGTCGATTCGATGGGCGACCTGCGAACGTTCCGCGTAGATGTCACGTGGTCAACACGCAGCCGCTTTGCCGGCTTCACGCTGTCTGGTTCGACCGAGGATCAGGACTTCCAGATTGAAAACCCGCTGGCTCGGCCTTGGGTTTGGTCGTTTGGCGTGCGGCCTATCGAGCGTCCCGTTGAGCGCGCATATCGCGTTGTGGACTCGGGCTTCGGCGGCGACGTGGGCACGACCACGTACCCGCTGACTACGGAGGTCACCAACTCGGCCGGACAGCCCTATGATCCGCCGCTCCTCGAGGACGACTACATCATCACCATGTCGGTGACGCGGTATGAACCCGCATCGTCCTTTTCTCCGCTGAAGTGCCTTGCGTGGTCGGGGGTCATTAACTCGGTTCCGTGGGCCATGGCGTCTGACATTATTTGGCCCAAGTGGACGGCGAAATGTACTGGCCTGAGTGCGGTCACCGAGTACACGGCGCGGCAGTATTGGTGGCTGGTTACGTACAATGTCGAGTTCAAATGGGATGACTGGACACGCAGCGTACTTGACGCCGGGTGGAGCTACATCGAAAACCAAAGACGACTCACGGCGACAGACGATGATGGCGAGCCGGCGGCATATCCCATCCTGTTGAACGGCGCGGGTGGAAAGCTTGCACAAGGCGGAACACCAGAATACCGGCGATATCTGACAAGGCGCACGCGAGATTTCGCGACGCTGTTTGACTACTAGGAGCGTGAGCTATGGCAACGCGCACTTGGCAAAGCACATCGAGCACCGATTGGAATACGGCAGGCAACTGGTCGGGCGCTGCGGTGCCGATCAGCAACGACAACGTTGTCATAAACGGCGGGACCAACATTGCCGGTTATGACGCTTCGGCCGTGGACCTGGACTCTTTGAACGTCGGCCAAGACTACGACGGGTCAATCGGCAGCACCGGAAGTTACCTCATCGTCGCGGCCGATTTGGTCAACATCAAGTGTGCTACGCAAGCCACGAACCGCGGCAACCGTGACATTTACCTGGACACGGGCGGTACTTACACGTCGGACGTTGTGTACATCGATAGTGTGGCTTTTAACCAAACGATCTACCTTAAGGGCACGATCACCGACCTGATCATTAATCATGGGCGCGTCGTCATTGTGTCTGGTACGGTAGCCGAGCTGCGGATCGTCTGGGACGGAACGGGCGCGCCCCCGACCGTCGAAGTGCAAACGCCTACCGTGACTTTGGCCCACGTCCACACGCCGGCTAACCTCACGATGTCCGGGGCTGGAACGATTACGACGCTGCGGCAGGACGCCGGCACCTTGGTTGCCGAAGCGGGCACGCTTACCAATGTGTACGTAGGTCGCGGAATCGTTCGCGATAACACCACCACCACCACGACATTGGCGCACGTGTACCCCGGCGGCCTGCTGGACTACAGGCAAAACGTGGCCGGAAAAACCGTTACGGCCTCCGAGGTGTACGGCAGCGGCAAGCTGGCCCACGACCAGGAACTGAACCGAATCACGTTTACTGCTGCGACGGTCAAGCGGTTTGAAACGGTGGCGGCACCATTGGCGAGCGGCGCAGCGACGCTTTAATATGCCGATTGGACTTCTTCCAAATCAATTCCGCAGGCTCGCGCGCGTGGCGGCGATGGTGGAGCAAATGCCGCGCCGCTACGTCCGCGAGCAGCTTGTTGGGCGTCCACGCTCGCGTGGCGACTTTCGCATCTGGTGCGCCCCCGTCGAACGCGCCGTGCTCGCCGAGTCCGCCGGCGTGGCCTACCGCTGGAAGTACAAGCTGCAGCGGATCGCGCTCACCGACACCGACACGATTGAGCTTGTTGCGGGAGACACGACGTTCGGCACGTTTCCCGATGAATACGCCCTGAACGAGATGGAGCTGTCGAACCAGCCGCAGCACGTCGGCTACCAGACCACGGGCGTCAATCAGGCGTCGCCGTACCCGACAGGATTCAAGCTCGAGCCGATTGGCGGCGGCACGACACCAACGCCGGCGATTATCGTTCCGTGCTATGCGCGTCTTGTAACCCGTCCGAATGGCACAACGGTGTGGCTCTTCCACGAGTACAACGCCGACAACGGGAGCTGCACCTGATGCCGGGCTACCGCCATGCATGCTGCCTCTCGCCGTGCGAAGACGACGGACCCTACATTGAAGACCCCGTCAATGGCGACGGCACGGGCGCGCTAGTGTCCGGCCTGATCCGCAGCGACACGTACGACCCGGGCTATGGAGGGCACATTTATGGAGGACCGCCCGGCAAGATCATGTGTCGGGCTGACTTCTATCCGTATCCCGGCATGGCGGGAGTCCCCTCGATGGATGCGTACTACTATGGCCCGAGCGTTCCGCGCGGCGAGCCGAATTTCAAGAAGTGGTGGCCGGGCGAGCTGCTTGTTCCCAAGCGGATGCTCGTGCGCTATCCGGCGTCAATCCAAAAGGGCATCGGATGGACGCAAGCCGGGGCAGTGGATCGTGGTGGTGGAATTCTCAACAGTACGCTTGAGCCGAATACGGCCTATCTTCGGCATGGGCAAGATGCCGTCGTCTTGGAAATCATGCGGCAAGAGATCGTTCCGCCGTTCCTGCAAACTTACGCCTTGCCCAATCATCCGATGAGCGGATCATCAACGACGTGCTCGCGAATGGGATTCCTTTACGGACCCGGAAATTGGTGGATCAGCGACGCGTCGCCCGTTGGCATTGGTGGAGTAGTCGGTAGCATAATAGGAGGGCTCATCGGCAACCGGTGGGGCTTTGGAAGCTTCGTGACGAACCCGCCGCTCTTGTGGAATGGCCAAAACATCAAGGATCGGATGTTTTCCCGATGGACGAATAATGCGGCGTGGGGGTCGGGCACGCCGTTTTCGGCCAAGGGGCTTACGGGAACGTGGCTAACTGCTGCCCTTGTGCTTGGGGCCTGCCGGTATCAATGCATCTACGGCGTTCCGGTGCGATGCCCCGGGACGTGTGGACTTCCGGCCGCTCCCGGGAATCCTGGCGATCCCACGTTTTTCCCAATGCTGATTCTCGACTTCGGAGTGTACGTCACAAGCTACCATGGCAACGATACGCCCATCGACGTCTTGCCGAGCGACTGGCAAGTGACCATCGGACTCCGCATCCAGCTCGTCTTCCGATTCACCGATGCGCCATGGTACGAGACCGACGTTGAGGGGTTTACTGCATCGTTTCTCTACAGCCGTTTCATTCCGTTTGCGACGATAAGCAAGGCTGAGATCAACACCGCATGGGGCCAACTTCTCGACGGCGAAGCGATCTCCAGCCCGAAGTTCTGGCCGGGCAGGATGATTCCGGCCGGTCCGGGAAGCAACGTCTACACGATGCCGACTTACGGAGCGTCGTTCTCGGGTACGTACTATCCAATTGATGATTACATTGGGCCGTTCAACCGGCACGATCCACTTGAATTCGCCGCAGCGGCGGTGGTCAATGGGCGATGGGGCTGGGGTCCGTCATTCGCGGGCTGGGGATTTGACTCGCCGCCCATAAACGAGTTCCGCATCCCTCATTGGGAAATCGACGGCGTAGGCGTTTACACGGCCAGTTCCACCAACGTCGGGCACTACGGCATGGCGCAAATGGGTCCAGAGCGGATCGTCGCGATTAATCCTGGCTTCAGCCCGCCGCGGTATTCGCCTGACAATGTCGCCGAGGCCGGAGTTTTCGACGCCGGATTCTGGCGGTGTACGCCGAAGCCTGCCGCAGACCGCTTTCATTTGCCGATGGGTGTCTCGCCATACTACTGCTGCGACGCCTACCGGCCGGAGGGGCCCTGTGGCACAGGATAGATTCGGGCGACCCGATGGGTTTGTGCCGCCACTGCGTGCCGCCGAAATTGACAGGCACGCGGCCGAAGCGGCCCGTTTGGCCGCGTGTCGCGCGTGTGAGTACTACATTGAGTACGACGGCAGGCCTCACTATGAACAACCGTGCGACCTCATTGAAAAGCGGCCGGGATGTTGTCCCGCAGCTGAGTGGCGCAACGCAACTATCTTAGGTATTCCACCGCACGAGGATTGTCCGTGGCACAAGATGGAGACCACAGCATGAACCAGCCGCGTAATTTTGCACTCGCCTTGCAAATTCTCCTGGCCGCGTCGGCCTTCGGTGCCGCCGCGCCGAAACCCCCCGCCGCAGACACCGTGCGGAACGTGCATGGTCCGCGCTCCGACTTTCTCGCCGTGGGCTGGGCGCTGAACGAGGCGTCGGGCACGACGGCCACGAACATCGGCAAGCGGGCCAGCTACAACGGCACGCTGGCGAGCGATGCGTGGACCTCGAACGGCGACGGCGTGTATGCCAATGCCATCGTGCGCGGACCGGTCGCGGCGAGCGACCTGTACTACCCCCGCGGAACCATGCTGATCTATGCGAACGCGGGTGCGGGCGCAACCACGCTGCGGATCGTGGCATCGACCGAAAGCGGCGCGTTTCCGCCCGAAGAGACCTACGAATTCCAAGTCGGCATCGCGGCCAGTGTGGACACGGTGCGGATGCTCTACGTCAACGCGGCCGGTGCGCCGCAGACCATCAATGCGGTCGCGACCTACGACATCACGGACACGTCCTGGGTTCCCATCGTCATTCGCTGGGGCGAAAGCGGTCTGCGTCTCGACACGCTGGGCGCGCCGCAGGCCACCAACGCGGCCACGACCGGCCTGTTGTTCCGCAAAACGTATAACCTGATTTTGAACGCGCACAGCGAGGGCACGAGCGCCGGCCAGCGCGTGCATGCCTTCGCGTGGTGGGACTGGCAGCTTAACGACCGCCAGGTACGCGAGCTGATGGCCGACCCGTTTTTGCCCTGGAGGCCGCGGCTGGTCGAAAGCGGACTGTATCAGGTCATGCACACGGCAAATCCGATTGTGGGGCGGCCCACGTCCACAACCCTGACCTGGCAGGTCGGTGCGCCGCCACTTGGCGACTACGGCACGTACACGAAGGAGTTGGACTGGCGGATTGCCTACACGCGGGCCGACGCGAGCATTGCCGCCGACATTACCTCAACAGGCGTGCTGGACCTGTCTGCAGCGACGACGACGGGTTGGGCCGAGGTGCGCAGCACAGGCGCGGGCCTGCCCAGCACGATCACCGCCACCGGACTGACGGCGGGTACGCTGTATGTCTGGCAGGCCCAGTACCGCGAGGATGACGGGACCGTACAGGCGTTCCCCGGCGGCATCGGCTACGCCACGACGCAGCGGACGAGCGGTGCCTACAACTTCGCGGTGACGACGGACTGCCACGAGGGCGTCATCTACGACAGCGGCGTGCTGGAACTCGCCCGCGGCCTGGACGTGACCAGCAACGGAGCCCACGACCAGCAGATGCGACGCGGTTTCATCAGCGCGTCGGACATGCTCGATTGGTGTTTCGCCAACGGGTGCGACTTCACGGTTGACGTGGGCGACTCGTTCATGGGCAAAAGCGCCGATGCTTGGGCGTCCGTCATGAACGATGTCTTCAAGTGCGGCGCGCTCTATCAGGTGCTCGGCAACCACGAGAAAATGGCCGGGGCCTACCTGGAGGTCGAGGCCGGCGAGGACAACCGGCTTGCCGACGCCATCGTGACGGCCCGGCGCATGGTGGCAAATCCTACCGGCAGCACGTACGCGCAGGGCGGGGAAAGCGAGGGCTGCCCCGCGACTCCCTACGCGGGCATGGGCGGGGACGCCTACTGTTCGCATGTGTCGTGGATTCCGAGCAATGCGTCGTGCTCCGATGCAATGTTTCCGGTTGTTGCCGATGCCAGCGGAACCGATTGGGTCAACGAGGCTGCGGCCCGAACATCGTTTGAATCGTTCGTGCTGTTCAATACGGCCGGAGTGACGTGGGAAGATAAGCTCGGCCCGCTGTACGACGCGTGCAGCAACGGCCTTGGCAACTACTACGGCTGGACCTGGGGGGCGGCTTCATTCTGGGCGCTCGACCCCTACACGTACACGGCCACCGGAAGTGACGAGCATGACCTGGCGCGCGCCTCCATTGACGATTGGCAGTACGGGTTCGTGCAGCAATCGTGGGCGGAGGCCGCGCTTGCCGCCGACACGTCATCGTGGAAATTCATCTTTCAGCACCAGCTACCCGGCGGCTTGATCGGCGGACCCAACGGGGCAACGGCCGACTACTACGGGCGCGGCTCAGGCGCGAGCGCGCCGGCGACTGCCGCGGAAAAGTGGTACTGGGGCATTCTCCGCCAGTACGGCGCGACCGGATTCAAGGGCCATGACCACGGCTTTGCGGTCGTGGAGCAGGGCGGCGCGCAGGTCATCACCGTTGGGAATTTCGCAAGTAGCAGCCGGTTCATCGGCGATAGTTGGCGCTGGACCTATCCGCTGGACTACGGCGACCCGTCGATGTTTGGAGCCAACGTGCCACAGGTCGAGACGATGCGCCCGCAATGGGGCTGGGGGCATGTCTCCGTCGCCGCCGACGGGTCGGCGACCTACACGTACCGGCAAACCATTGTTGACCAGAGGGACATCGACGCGCAATCGACGCCGGATACGTGGGACGCAGACCACCGCATGTCGGGCGAGGTCGGCGAGGTGCTGATCGTCGATGCCAATGGCGACGTGACGCTGAGCGAGACGCCGAACGACGTGCTCGTGCTGTGCGACGCCGACGATGGGGACTTCCTGCAGTATGGCTGGGACGCGGTGATTGCCGACACCAACTGGGGCAGTGCGAACGACTACTCGCCCACGCTGCAGGACTGGGGCACGAACGGCAGCGGATACGCGACCATTGACCTTGCTGCGTTCACCGAGCCGCACGCCGACGCCGTGATTGCCACGGGCAAGGCGGCGGGAACGCGCGTCCGCGTCCACTACGCCCCGCGCGACCTGTACACGGTGACGCTGCACCGCGCCGTCTCAAATCCGACGTACGTACCGCTCAAAGGCACGGTGCGCGGCAGCGCCGGCCTGCACTACAGGGGGGATTAGCGATGAGTCCGCCAAGCCAAGAATGGTTGCAAGACGAGATTCGCGCCATCAATACGAAGCTGGACACGATTGCCCGCGACGTGTCGGGCATGGGTTCGCGACTAGCCGTGGTGGAAACGAAGGTTGCGGACGCGCGTGGCGGCATCAAGTGGGTCGGGTCGCTCATTGCCGGCAGCATCGGGGCGGTGATTGCGCTGGTGGGGAGCTGGTTGTCGAAGCCATGACAAACCACGGCGTAGATGTCCAAATTTCTTGGACCTTTGCGCAGAAAGGACGTGACGCATGATCGCAGATGTAATCCAGAACAACACCGGCGAAGTCATCCTTGGCGTAATCAGCCTTGTGCTGGCCCTGCTCGCCAGGGGTCTGCACGCCAAATACTCGCGGGCATGGAAGGCGCTGCAGGTCGTGGCCTTGTTTATCGAGGCCGCGGACAAGCCGGGCACGAGCGTCGAGGACAACGCCAAGGCCATCAAGGCGGCGATTGCGGAGCTGACGCAGGCCAAGCCCGAGGGCAAGGTCATCCACGAGGCCGCGCGTCAGGCCGAGGTCGCGGTATACGAAATGAAGAAGGTGCCATGAAAACGATCTGGGACTTCGCGCTGGCCGTCGTGATTCGCCTGCTGGGCGGGTTCGACTGGCTGTATCAGGTGACGGCCGGACTCGCTCGCGGCGCGATTGCGGGCGTTGCCGATGCCGTCAAGGAACCTCGAAAGGTCAAGGTGTATGGTGATTCGACGAACCGCCGCAAGGCTCTTACTGCTGATCTGCGCCGCCAGCTTGAGCGGATGCGCTCCGCTGAAAGTCGTAAAGCCGCTGACGCCGGTAATGGTGACGAAGCCAAGCCGGGTCCAAGCAGCGGCACTGGATGAGTCGGGCGAGCTGCACGACATCGGCACGGTTGAATTGCAGCCGGGCATGTGGTGTCTGCATCCGACCGAGGACGTGACCACGAACGGAAAGGACGGTGCTGAATGACCGCATTGTTTACGGCCCTCTGGAATCTGTGGGCTGCCTTCGCGGCCCTGTTGGCAATCTTCGGCTACGAAGTGCCGACGATTCCGCAGTAACCCCGTCGCACGGTGCAATGCCGTGGCGACAACCGCCAGCACCGGCCGGGTGGACTAGCTTACCGGCAACACGCCCGGCCGGTGCAAATGGAGCCGATGATGGACATTCCGCACGTCGTATCCGTCGCGGACATGCACAGTGGCAGCAGTGTCGCCCTGTGCCCCGAGGTGGTGAAGCTCGACGAGGGCGGAACATACCGGGCATCGCCGCAACAGCGATGGCTGCATGAACGATGGGAAGAGGCGTGGAAGTGGGCGGCGTCAATCATCAAGCACGACCGCTGGGGATTCGAGTACAACGGCGACGGTGTTGAGGGAAATCACCACGGCTGCATCGAGCCATTCAGCCTGAACATCGCGACGCAGGCGCAGGTGTTCATGGCCCTGCTGGAGCCGAAGATTGAGAAGGCGTCCTGGCGCGGCTTCGTCCGCGGCACGGAGGCCCACGACGGCAAGCAATGCCAGGCCCTCGAATGGGCCGCGAGGATGCTAGGGGCCAACCAAATCAGCGGCAACTACACGAACTGGCTGCTGAACGTCGATCTCGGCGGATACCTCATCAACTACGCTCACCACATCGGCACGACCACGAGCGCGGCATACGAAACGTCGGCCCTGAACCGCGAGCTGGCGGCGGCGTTTGTCGAGGCAGGCCAGTGGGGCGAGGGGCGGCCCGACTGCCTCGTGCGGTCGCACCGCCACCGCTACAGCAGCATCGAGATCCCGACCAGCAACGACGTTGCCCGCGTGGTGGTCACGCCCGCCTGGCAACTGCACACGCCGTTCTCGCACAAGGTTGCGGTCAACCGCCGCCCGCAAGTCGGCATGGTTATCCTGTCCATCGAGCACGGCGAACTGGTGATACGGAGAAAAGTATGGGTGCCACGAAACGAGATCAGCGCACGCCTGAGTCAGCGGACGCAATCGACTGGGATAGTTTCTTTGGCCAACTTGCCCAAACGCATACGGGCGGAATCAGCACGGCCGAAATCGCCGACCGCTTCAAGTGCTCGAAAGGGCGGGCCCGCCTGCTCGTCGAAGCGAAGATCCGCGAAGGCAAAATGAAATTCGCGGGCAAATCCATGCGGTACGGCATCGACGGAATGCTGCGCCCCGTGCCGATGTATGTGGTGGTCGAGACGGCGAAGCCGAAGGGCCGCAAGCGTGCGTGAGTCCGACGCCATCGCCGCGCGGGTCAAGTCCGCAACGATCTGCGGGCGGCGGTTTGTCGTCTCGTTTGACGAGGAACTGGGCCGCGACTACGGCGAGTGCGTCTACCCGTCGAACGGCTCGCCGGGCCAGGTTGCAATCCGCGACAGCCTGGCCGGCGAGATCCTGCTGGATACCCTCCTGCACGAGCTGCTCCATGCCGCATATCCCGAGCTGGGCGAGGGGCGGGTCTGGCGCGGGGCCACCGACATTGCCCGCGTGCTGTGGCGGGCGGGGTATCGGCTGGCGTGATTACTCAAACACCAGATTGTCGAAGTCAACGGTGGCGTCGGCGGGGACGCGAAACTCGTCGTTCATCCAGACCCACAACACGCCGGGCCGCGTCGTGGTGTGTGCCCCGCCATGCCCGGCAATGCGGTCGCAGCGAAGCTCGCCGCGCGTACTCGTGCAGCGCGGGTGCATGTGGCCAAGCGCCTCGATCCCGTCGTTCCTGTATTCGCGCATCATAGCAAAAACCTACAACACGCCCGAGCAATAGGCAAATCGCGTAACCCCTTGATTCTGCACCACTTCCGGCGGTTATAAATCTGCCGCCCGATTTGATTTGCTAACGCACGGATTCTGTGCGATACTTGACGTGTCAGCAATGGGGCTGACGCGGAGCGATGACGATGATTGTAGCAGCGGGGACAATGCAAGCGGGGCGTATGCGGCTGGTGGCAGACTTCGACGAGGCCATCGGCGAAGTGGTTGGTGTGACGTTGTTCTGCGATCCGTTGGACGATTTGCCGCCCAGCGCGGTCGCGTTCAACGGTCCGGACGCGATTCTTTTGGGCCGCATTATCGCCAACGAGTTAGGCTGTGACGATTAAGGCCAACAAGTGCCGCTACTGCGGGCACGTCTGGGTCAGTCGCAAGCCGGGGCCAAACGGCCCGATCAACTGCCCGGCGTGCAAGCGGCGGATCTGGCGTACCGGCAAGGACAGGCGCGAGAAGGTGAAGGGAAAGTAGCGGCCGTGGTGGCCGACAGGAGCAAGAGCGATGAACGAGATCGCCATTAACCGTAACCCCTACTTCGATGGGCACGCGGACGAGATGGCCTGCAGAGCAGCAGAAAAGCAGGAGCGGAAGCCGCTGGTGGCCAGGCTGCGAGACCTGGCCGAGGCGTGCATAAAAAGCGCCGAAGCCATCGAGAAAGGGTTTATCGATGATCCAACCTTTGGCCGGTTTGAACTGTCCTCCACCGAACTACCGGCCGTCGTCCGCGCCCGCATGGAGGCCGTGCTCGCGGACTCTGATTACGCCCTCGTCGAGCGCCAGCCGTGAAGGGCTTGAAGGGCTTTTTGCAGCTCGAAGCCATCGGCTATGACCGATGGTGGATGGGCAAGTTGCACCCGATGCTGGCCTGCGCCCCGGTTCGCCCAACGGTCCGCATGATCGGCGGAGATCACGATGAGCCGTTTGTGTTGGATTTCTCCAAGGCCAATCGCAAGGGTAGCCGCGGAGTGATGATGCGGTTCGCCCTTTCGCCGGGTCTGTACCGAGTTCACGAGAGGACCAGTTGGCGGCATGGAACTGAGTACACCATCGAGGTCGACCAAGACGGCCAAATCCGCCGATGTACTGACCGCAGCCAGGGCCAGGATTGCATACCTTTTTGAGACCTTTCCCCGCGTCTGTGTGAGCTTTTCGGGAGGCAAGGACTCGACCGTCATGCTCCACTTGGCCGCGGAGCACGCCCGGAGCGTCGGGCGGCGTTTCGCCCTGCTCTTCATCGACCTGGAGGCCCAGTATCAACTCACGATCGCCCACGTCGAGGCGTGCTTCACGGAGTACGCCGATGTAGCCGAGCCTTTCTGGGTCGCGCTGCCGCTGCACCTGCGGAACGCTGTTTCGGCATTTCAGCCGCATTGGGTCTGCTGGGACCCGGCTGCGACTGATCTCTGGGTCCGACGGCCACCGACAAATGCCATCACCGACGGCGCCACGTTCCCGTTTTTCCGCCCCGCTATGGAGTTCGAGGAGTTCGTGGCGGACTTTGCTGCCTGGTACGCGGGCGGGCAGATGATGGCCTGCATGGTAGGTATCCGCACTGACGAGTCCCTCAACCGGTGGCGCACGGTCTGGGGCGGTCGCAAAGCGCCATTCGAGGGCAAGCGCTGGACGACCTGGAAGGACGGGCCCGTAGTCAATGCCTACCCGATCGCGGACTGGAAGATCTCCGACCTTTGGCTGTACACGCATCGGTTCGCCAAGCCCTACAATGCCCTCTATGACCGCATGCACCAGGCCGGGCTCACGCCGCATCAGATGCGCATTTGCCAGCCGTATGGCGACGATCAGCGGCGTGGGCTCAATCTGTTCCACGTGATCGAGCCTGAAACGTGGGGCCGAGTGGTCGCCCGTGTTTGCGGGGCCAACTCTGGGGCGCTGTACTGCGGAGAGCGCGGCAACATCCTCGGAAACCACAAGGTTTTCTGTCCTCCAGGACTCAGCTGGCAGGAGTTCGCCGAACTGCTGCTGAACAGCATGCCACCGCGAACCGCTGAGCACTTCAAAAACAAAATTGCCGTGTTTCTGAAGTGGTACTGCGACCGCGGTTTCCCAAACGGAATTCCTGATGAGGCTGCGCCCGCCGACGAGGCCGCGAAACGCGTCCCCAGTTGGCGACGGATATGCAAGGCCTTGCTGCGGTATGATTTTTGGTGCAAGGGGTTGGGATTTTCCCAAACCAAGAGCACCGCTTTTGAACGGTATCGCCGGATCATGGAGGCGAGGAGGCGAGCATGGCGGATATTCAGCACATAGGGGCCCTGGCCGACGAACTCGCCGTGGCCATCGCGGCAATCCTGGACGTGGACGAGCGAGTTGACGCACTCAACCTGGTTCG